ATTTGGCTGCAACTGCGGCCACCTTTTTTCACTACGGCCGATACTTGGTATTACACACAAGGTCTAGGTAATGCCTTAGTTAAGCGTGTCGACCTAGTGATAGGCGGGCAACTTATAGATAGGCAATATGGTGAATGGATGTCTATCTGGGAGGAACTTTCAGTTAGCACTGGCCGCCGACCTGGCCTAGATGCAATGACATTAACTAATGTTGAGATGACTAATTTGTCGACAAAGACTACTGTAGGAACAGCACCATATTTAAATGTCCCCTTACAATTTTGGTTTTGCCGAAATCCTGCCCTAGCTCTCCCCATAGTGGCGATGTCCCTACACGAAATCCGATTACAATTAGAATTTGGCAACTTGGAAGATATTACTAGTTCTTATAAACCTAGCAGTGCTACAGCAGCGTATTACCCATTAGTTGTCCCTAATGATAGTGATATGTCAGAATATGCTAGCCAGCAAAATATGGAATGTGAAGTCTGGGCAACCTATTATCATTTGGATAGTGATGAACGCCGGCAATTAGTCCAAAACCCCCTAGAATACTTGATTGAACAAGTCCAATTCAAAGGTAGCCAAGAATATCGTGAGGATACCCGTAATATTAAATATGATATGGGATTTGCTAACCCAGTTAAAGAAATCATTTGGGGTATCCGGCCAATCCTAGATATCCCTAATTCTGTGTTAGCAGCAACCGAATTTAGCTCATATCGCACGAGAACAAGCCCTAGTTTTGGGCAATTTTGGGGTGAATTTGAAAGCGGGGTTATCCGGTTTAATAGCCAAAACCGGATGAAAGACCGGCCTAGCACACACTTTTTATTAACACAGAATTACCAACGCCATACCCGGGTTCCTAGATATAACCAATTAACCGGGTCGCAAATAGAAGACGGTCTCGAAACCGGACCTGTATATGTCGCCAAATTATACACTTATTCATTCGGCCTCAATCCTGAACAACATCAACCAAGTGGAGCTGCTAACTTTACTAAATTAGATGATGCCAGTATTGAATTACGCGGGATTACCACTCCTGACCCTTTAACATATGATGTTGGTGGCAGCTCAACTGCTGTTAATAAATTAGACCCACTATATTATGATGGCCTAGAATTAGTCGTATACGCTACCAGTTATAATATTTTACGCGTGAAAGATGGCATGGCCGGGTTAGCATTTGATTGTTAATCTCATTATTAGAATTACATACCGTGCGTTATCCCTTATTCCTTTTTTCCTTTGTAGTTAAATAAAGAACCACTATAAAATATAGTCCGGGAACACCAAAGAAAAACCACGGAAAAAACTAAATGGGTGGCGGATATATACAAGCAGTTGCCTATGGCGCACAAGATATTTACTTAACCGGTAATCCACAAATTACTTTCTTTAAAGCCGCATATAAGCGCCATACTAATTTCGCGGTTGAAAGCATTGAAGTCGGATATCTAGGTAATGCGGATTTCGGCGGAAAAGTAGTTTGCACATTGCCAACACACGGCGACCTAGTCAAAGATATATTCATTGAATGGGAAATAGATGATACTACCGACTTAATACCTAGCGCTGGAACTTGGCTATTCCGGCAAATGGACTTGGAAATCGGCGGGCAACTTATTGACCGACAATATGCAGATTGGCTCAAAATCTGGTCGGAACTCACTACACCTGGTGGCAAATTCACCGGGTATCAACAAATGACCGGCGATTACACCGCGATAGGCGGTAGTGCTCCGGATAGTAATAAATTCATAGTCCCACTACAATTTTGGTTTTGCAGGCATTCTGGCCTAGCACTACCACTTATAGCACTTTCAGCGGCCGATGTTAAACTTACACTTTATTTGGAAACTAGTGATAAATTACAAAAAGCAGATGATGCGGCGGTCAAATCAATAACTAGTTTCAAAATATGGGCGGATTATATATTCATGGATACTGATGAACGCCGCCGGTTCGCGCAATCCGGGCATGAATACCTAATAGAACAATTGCAAACTATCCCGGATAATCTACTAACTAGTGGGACTAATGTGCGAATTCCTCTTGAATTCAATTTCCCAGTTAAAGAATTACTATGGTGGGGGCGCAGAACTTGGGAGCAAGATAATGACAATAGTTTCAACGACCACTATATGACTTTTACAGAAGGACATTTAGCACTTAATGGCACCCAAAGGTTTTACCCACGCCGGTCAGAGTATTTCTTGAACGTCCAAAATTACGAACATCACAATCGAGTTCCTAGATATGATTTAACATATGATTTTGATAATTTATTCGCTAATTTCATTTACACTTATTCATTTGCCCTAGAGCCCGAAAATCACCAACCTAGCGGTGTTTGTAATTTCACCCGGCTCAAAAGTGCCGACCTTTATTTGGATGGAATTGATTTCTTCCCTGACTCATCATCAGGAACCGGTATCATCCGTGTTTTCGCACACGGTTATAATATTCTCCGGATATCCAGTGGTATGGCCGGGTTGGCATATTCTAACTAACCCCCCTAGATTAGGAACTAAGACTATCAACCTAGATAGCCAACTTAGATTGCTGTGCTAGGTTATTTATTTTTTATTTATTCATCAAAACAACAAATCTAGCAACCATAAACAAAATCCCCGCACATAATAAAACAATAACACTAACCTAATAACACAAACTATACTGAATTAAATAATGTCTGTAGGAAATAGTATTAATCGTGTTGTCAGCCATCCTAGTTTCTGGATTTGGTTTTTTGTCGCCGTATTCTTAGTATCCTTAGTAGGTGGTGTTATCTATCAAGTCGCAACCGGATTTAACAGGCAAATTACTGTTAAGAATACTTATACTCGGCTTTCAGGCCGCCGGATGTGGTATATGGTTGCAGATACCAATGGCGCTCTATACCGGGTTGGTAATCTCTGGTGGCGTGGTGATTTTGATGAAGCGGATGATTGGGCTAATCTCCAAGCCGGAAAAACATATACTGTCCGCGGATATGGTATCCGTGTCCCCGCTCTAAGTTGGTATCCCACCGTCTATGAATTCAAATAACCCGCAAAATTAACTAAAACACAAAAACACAAACAAACAGACAGATAAAAACAAAACACGATGATCAAAAAAAAAAAAAATCACCAAATAATAACTAGGCCGACTGGGCTTTGGGTTTCATTGCCGGAGGTGGTCTAGATGCATGTCTGGAACCACGTGGTGCCGGTTGCGCGAATACTGGTTTCTTTTTAGCTTTTTGGGGTTGTTGACTACTAGATTGATTGATAGGACGAGTAGTGGATTGATTTTGTGTCAAGCTGGATTCAGTAGTAGTAGTAGCATTTGCTGTGCTAGGTTCATCAACTGTGGAACCACTTGAAATGCTAGGTGCAGCACTTATCCTAATTGGTGATACAAGTTGCGGCATTTCTTCATCCTCATCATCCTCATAACCATTATAACCCTCATAACTATTATTATTATTTGGATTTGTAGTATCTGTTGTATCTGTTGTATCTGTTGTAGCCGTAGTAGTTTGTTGCTTAGGACCACGAGATGATTCAGCAGTAGTAGTAACAGCATTAGTATTTTGTTCGGGGTTATCCGACCTGAGAGATACGAAAGTCTTAGACCAGCTAATACCAAGTGAATAGCAAAGCGCACGCTGAATGGCAGGAATCGGGATAACACCTTGCCGGACTTTGGCATCTTTCACCCATTCTGACATAAGCGTTTCAAACTTATCAACTTCGGGCGCACTTATTTGTGTTAGTTGCCCCATTACTTTGTCATATTCGGCCTGGCGGTCGGTGTCACTCAAAAGGTCAGATTTCTTGGCCGCTTGTTTAGCAAGATATTTTTGGCGGGCAGCAGTTGGCATTTTTAGAAGGTATTTCTCTTGGTTATTTGTATTTCTTGTATTTCTTGTATACTTAATAATAATAGAATAGTAATGCTAGGTTCTTAAAACAATTTTTATTTTTGTTTTTGTTTAGTTTTGTGTTTTTGTGTTTTTTGTGTTTTTCGAGTTTCGGGTTTCGGGTTTCGAGTTTCGGGTTTCG